CAACTCGGCTCCTGCTTTTCAAGCATATCGGCCGTATTCCTCAAAGCCACAACGACCAATGCAGTATCCGCAACGGGATGCCCGTTCATGGCCTTTATGATCTTGTTCTGGTAGTAATTCAATCCATCCACCACAACTTCTGTCGCTTCTGGAAGCTTCTTTTCCTCAATCAGCCGAGTTCCTTTCGTGACATATGCTTCTTTCTTTTTCATTATGCCCACAGATATCTACCTCCTATTTGTTCCTCCAGTAACTGCTCTTACCAAGACCAGCAGAGCTTTCTTGATTCGGAGCGCTTCCGGTGTACTTCTTGATTTTTCCAAGATATACGGATAATGCCAACGCATCCGCACGGTCCGGAGAGTCGAGCCCTCGCTTTTTCATTTCTTTCTTGCTTTCAACTTCCAGCTTCCCGTTGCTTGCAAGGAAATACTTTCTGGAAGAAAGCTGTGCGAATGTCTCTTGATCCTCCTCGATCTCAACCTCTTTATTCTCCATGAGGTCCTTCAACGTCGACCACATATGCGTTGTCAGGTTATTGTAATGCTCTGCGGCATCTTTCCCTGCCTTAGTATCCGTCTCGATCTTTTCAGCTGCGTTAATGGGAACAACGTACAGCCTGTTCAGCTTTTGTTCCCTTTTTACCTCCCGTAAGCGGTCTGTCACCCCGCCACCAAGACCAGTGTCGTCTATGTTCACATAGATTCTGCCTCGATAATCAGGGAACTCTTTGACCGCTTTCTTGTACTGGCGAACAATATCGCCGACTGTTCTCATGAGATCCTGCCCCCTTCGGGTTGCCACTATCTGCAGCTTCCCCCTCGAGTTCCGGTATATTACCGTCTCATCATCCCCGAACCTCGCAACATCGACTCCGAATATGATGTGCGGTAACTGACCGTCCTCCGGCAGCTCAAACAGGCGGCTTCCACACTGCTCAATCGTAGACAGGGCTATGAACACATCATCTTCCTGATTTGGAAATTCGCCACGGACACGAACCCGCACCACATTGGAATCCCACCCATACTTTCTGACCAACGAATCAATGTTCTCTTTATTGGTCCGCTTGCTGTCTGCCGATGACACGGTATGACACTTATATAGTGCCCGATCTCGGGTATGGCTGTCATAGAATGTCCCCGTTGTCTTTGTCGGGTTCCCGCACATAAGAAGCTTATTGTTCTCTCCTGACAGGGTACCAAGAATAGCTTCCATGATCGGATCAGCTACGCCGGACGCCTCATCAACAATGAATAGCATGTTGTCCTCGTGAAATCCCTGCATGTTTTCTGGCTTTGTAGCAGTCCTCGCTACACCAAACCAACGCTTTTCATTGCCGACCATATAAACATATGTCTTCGTCCATTTTAGAAGCATGGGGAGCAAAGGAGAGCGGCTCATCCATTTTGAAATTTCAGACCACAGAACATCATGGAGCTGCTGCTTTGTCGGCGCAGTTGCTACAATACGTGGATACGGAAAACAGGTGATAAACCACAGAAACACGGCAGCCTCGAAAGCAGTCTTTCCTACGCCCTGTCCGGACTTGATGCTGACTTTCGGGCTATGCGCCAGATCTTCTGCGGCTTTCTTTTGCCACTCATCCGGTTCAAACACCAGAACCTCCCGGAAGTACATCACGGGATCATTTCGCCAAAGCGGTACGCTTTCATCGAGGAAATCTGATAGCCAATCCATATTATTGTCCATCTTTCTCCCTCCTTGCCTTTATGACGCCCTCCGCCCAAGTTCGCACAAGTTCGTTGCCTTTTGACTCTCCTGCGATCTTCTCCTTCTCAAATCTGAGTTTGGCAAGCGCATCTACAGCCTTTGTTTTTTGGCTTTGAACAGAGGTAAGTTCTTTTTCGAGGCGAGCGACCAGATCTGCCGTGGATGCTGTCATCGTCTGGAGGCTGTAATGCTCTCCCGGCAGGCGATCTCCTTTATCCACCTTTTCCCGGACACGGTTCTCATAAAGCTCTCTTTCCGCATCGTCTTTGAATGTCCTCTTTTCCTCAAACTTCGTGACTCCGGCCACATAGACGCCGCCCTTTGCTTCACGGTACTTGTTGATTGCCTTCATGATCCGGCGCTCTCTCACCGTAAACAGCATGATCTGATTTATCAGGATTTCTTCCTCATCCTGTGGCATCGTCTCGATGAGTTCTTTTTCATCTTCGTCAAGCGTATCCCAGTAAACAGCAGAATACCCTCCATGCTTTAGCGCATTTTGCGTTCCCTTCGGTGCTCCATGCCCCTTTGCATTCTGTTTGCCCTTGCAATTCTGGTTCCCGGGCTGTCCGCCTCGTTTACGAACGCTCGCTTTTTCTGAAGCATTTTTCTTTTGCGAACGCTCGCCTTGTTTTTTTTTACCGTTTTCATCCCACTTTTGGGTTGATTTCCATCTTCGGACGGTTCCCTCTGGCTTGCCGAGTTTCTTTGCGATATCAACAAGAGCCATGCCAGATTTATACAACTTCTCCGCCTCTATGCTGTCAGGGCTTCTTGCTCTCGGCACCGCCATCACCTCCTATATCGTATTTTTTTCGGATATAGAACAACCGGCAGGCGCTTCCTCTCGCGCCGCCGGTCAGTGTTCTACATATGCTATAACAGGATAACATCAAATTTTAGTAACATATTCTGCTTTTGAAAATCCTGTGACTCCCTTGGTCATCATGTCAAGAAAATCCTCCTTCGAGAAGTCCGATAACCGGAAAACTTCCTCCGGTTTCATACCGAGCTGTTTTCCGATTTCTTCTACGCTTTTCCCCTCGCCCATCAGCTCTTTTACAATAGCTTTCATGGGTTCCAAAAGATGGGTACCCCTTGCCCTGTTGTGTGTTACAGTTCCATATATATCTTCTGATCGCTCCGAATGTTTGACAACGACTATCGGCACTTTCCCGTCAAGCATAGACATCAGCGGATCTTCTCCCGCCACGGTCCACCTGTGGAAACCGTCGATAATCGTGTAATCCGGCCGGACCACAATAGGAAGCGTCCAGCCATTTGTCAAAATCGACTGCGTTAAGAGCTTCAAATTCTCTTTCGATACTTTGTTCGGGTTGTAATCATTTGGTTTAAGCCATTCCCGCGGTACCCATTGCAACGTACCCAGCGGTGCGGTCAATTTATTGTCCATGTCTGCTTTCCTCCGTTTTCTTCGCTTCTGCAATGTATTTCCCGTAAATCCGGTGATAAAGAGCCCGGAAGGTCCTCATTTTGGGATCCCCGGATATAAGACCTTCGTAAATATGTTTGAAATCCTCTGGAGTCGCAATCGCCGACACTTGCAGGAAGAAATTCCTGTACCGTTCCGCAATTTGCCTCTTGTGCGGCGTATCAAAATATACATCCATGTTTCCAAACATCCGCACGAGTTCGGTTTTATAATCCTTTTCCGGTGCATCTCCTTCCATTTCACGACGTTTTCTGCTGCTACGTCCAAACATCTCGCTGTCCCAATAAAGCGCCGCAAGATATGCGTTTGGCTCTCTCCGGATTATCCGTTCCATAAGGTCCGGATAATATTCATTCATCTTTACCAGCGATCTCGCCGTGTCTACGGAAAAGAACTGCGAAACCCTAAGCTGCGGCTTTGAACTTCCGGATTGCCACAAAAACAGATATATCTCCGGGATATCGACTTTTTCTTGCTTCAGATAAAGCCAGACATCATTGTTTGTCCAGTCGTATATCGGGAAGATCTGCTTTTTGTTGGTCATGGTCTTTCCGGCCTTTGTCATTGCGGCGATATTCTGCAAACGCTGCAGCGACTCTGCCGTCCGGATCCCTACCATCGTAATCCCTGATACGCAGGTTCTTGGGAGGAAGTCTTGGTATGCGTCAATCCTTGGCCGCAACAATTTATGATTCCTGATCGCAAAGCTCGGTGGGCGCCTTACCCATACATCTTGCTTTGTAGAATCCCAGCAGATAAATGTTTCGTCATTCGACAAGGCGTTGAAGCAGTTGAAATGTTTCACCTCTACGCAGAACCATTCGAACTTTGCCCCCATCATCATGAACTTTCTTCTCCACGCTTTTGTGGTCTCCTCCATGCATGGGAAAATCGCTTCTTCGTCTATGAATTGGACGGTAAGCTGCTTCATGTCTATTTCTCCCCGATTTGCAAGGTTCATAAGAAGCTGCGCTACGCACAAGCTGTCTTTTCCGCCGCTGAACGAAAAGAATACCGGGAGTCCATTTCGGAACACATTCTTGATCCGGATCTCTGCGGCCTTCACCACGTTGATGCTGGCTTCCTTTCTTTTTACAGCCATATGCGCTCACCACACTTCGGACAAATTACAAACCTCCCAGTCTCCGCCGGTTCCTGCCCGACGCCCGCATCGCTCCCGCTTTGACGCTCTGGTGCCTGCAATGGAAGATCTGTTTCCTGATCCGCTCCATTATCTGTGGCTTCTGCCTGTTCCCTCTTTTCGTTCGCCTCTTTTATCTTGCGGACTTCTTCTTCGTCAAGGGTTCCGTACTCCGAAATCTTTTCCGTGATTTCATCCGCATCGGCGACCATTTGCCTTAAAATATCCTCGTCGAATCCCGGGATATCCAGATCTCCTTCCAATTCTTCCAGGAACTCATTTAACGTATCAAGGTTTTCGATACCAAGGGAGAAGATCTTATTGTCGGCGATCATCAGCTTTTTCTTCTGCGCTTCTGTAAGATCTTCGTACTTATAGACCAACGCCTCTTCTCTGTTCATTCGCAGAAGCGTCTCATATAATCCATTCCCCGCCAGAATGATATTGTTCTCATCTACGACGATCGGTCTGATCTGTCCAAACATGCGAACACTTCGTTCAAATTCCGCCAGTTGCTTTTCCGTGTGGATCCTGATGTTACGCTCCGGCCGGACCAGATCTTTCAGTTTCATGGTTAATTGCTTCATACTTTTCCTCCAAATGCTGTATTTGAAGGAGCATTATGGCTATCTGCAAATAGCTTTATAGCGAATTAAGGAATTTTGCGGCGCCGTCAATCCACTTCGCCGCATCACAAACAATGCTTTGATCAATTTCATATACTTCTCTCCATCCATTTTCCTCTGATCCGGTCCATTGTCTGGCCGGCCACGGATGTGTCCCACATAAATAGCCGTTCTTCCACCGATATATCGGCGGCATGCTGACTTTATGATAATGGATAAAGGCAAGTATTTCTTCGTGGCTCCACGAAGCCAAAGGGCTGTATCTGGTAACGCCGTTCCCGTTACTGTATATATTGGAGCCTTTTCCGCAGTAATTCCCGTCTGCGCGCCGGCGCCCAAGAAGTATCACGTCCAGGTTATTCTCTTTGTAATACTTCGCCTGCGCCCTATGCTGCACAATGGAGAACCATTTCGCTGCGGTTGCGCTGTCCTGCGGGAAAAGCATAGAAGGGTGTTTGGATAGCCATTCCAAATCCTGTCCTGTGTTTATTATCTCCAGTTCTTTTGGTTTGTGCTTATCCACCCATTTCATAAATGCCGGGTATTCCAAGTTGCAGATCCCCATCATGCAATCCACAATTCCCGCTCTGCGGCATATTTTTCCGAGCACAAGGCTGTCTTTCCCGGCGGACCATGCGTATGCTGCTTTTTTCCCGCCGGTCGTATGCCGGATCTCATCAATGGTCGAGCGGACCTTTTCATCCAGTTCCTCTCTTGAAACCAACTCTTCAATACGTTTCACGGCTTTCAGCCAGTCCTCATTCCGTATTGACTGTTTTTTACCGAGCACTCTTTCCATGCCGCACCTCCGCTTTTGTAACTATCACCCCCACAATTCCACTTAACAGCACTGTTGTAAGGCTGCCGAGGGTTTTATATGGTCCACTGTTCAAAACCGTCCCGTAGGCAAAAATAGGAAGCCCTACGGCCAAAGCAGAGACGACTCCATACTGTATTCCTCTCGGAGTAAACCTCACTCCCTTCAGCGTCATAACAGTCGGCAACAGCGTCGACGCCCTCAGTGTCCCGTAAAAGAGAAACAGGTGCGTGACCGTCATCCCCGGTATATTGGCAATCAGGATCCCCGCCAAAAGCAGGACGACCATGGCCGTCTTCGTCTTTTTGAGTTCCTTCCCTCCGCACATGTCCGTTACAAGAGATGACGCAGCGCATAAATTGCTGTCTACCGTTGATAAAAGCCCCGATATGATCATGAACAGGAACGGAAGCACCACCCACGCAGGGAACATCTCCCGAATCAGTTCAAAATTGATAACTCCAAGATCTTTCGCCTGATATCCGATCCCAGCTCCGGCAAACCCGAGGATCCCCATTGAAAAAGGAACCATCCCAAACAATATCGCCCCAACCAAAAAGGCATGGCCGATCCGATTGCTCTTCACTGCGAACGCTCTCTGCCAGAACGATTGATCTCCAAATGGCCCGGAAAGCAATCCGATTGTCGTTGGCAATCCGAAAGCAAGAAACACCTCTATCCCGTCTTTCGACCAAAATGACGTGTAATTCCCGGATATTCCATGTATTCCTTCCAGTATTCCAGAAGTTCCGCCGGACTTTATCGTCATGATCAAGAATGCTGCGCTTGCCGCCAGCATAAAGATCATCTGTATTGCATCTGTCAACATGGACGCTTTTATCCCCGAAAACAAAGAATACGATAAAGCGATGACCGCCAACAGAACAGTGACAAGCTCAAATGATATTCCGGTCGCAGTGCTCAACACCTGGCTGCCGGCCAGAAGCTGAACCCCGGTCGATAATACCGAAAGTCCCATAAGCTGAAAGAGATACACCCGCTTAACGCCTTCAGAATGATACTTATCCCTCATATATCCGGATAGTGTGATGC